AGAGGAAATTACAGTAGATATGACAACAGATGATACTGGCTATACATTTACTTTTACTGGAACAGCATCATTTGATAAAGGTGATATTATTACTATTAGCTTTGACCCAACAAATACTCCATACGATACAGTGGCAACAATAATTTGGAAATTCGATACATCAACTTAAGGAATATATTATGAGTGAATTATCAGCAAGAGCAAGAAGAACTGCTAGAATGGCAAGAGAAGAAGCCAAGGAAAGAGCTATATATGATTATCAATTAAAAAAAGCAGAGCAAGCAAGAGAGTCAGAATCAGGACTTAAAGCATTATTAAGTACTGGAGGAAAGGCTATTGGTTCTTTATTCGGTCCAGCAGGGATAGTTGTTGGGGATATTATTGGTAAAACTTTAGGAGATATAGGAAGAAGCTCTGAAGATGTTCTAATTGACATGGATGTTGGTAAATATGGAACTTCAAGAAGATTTGATATTGCTAGAGCCAATGAAGCACTAAAAGCAGCAGATAGAAGTCAATTTTGGAAAGACTTAACTGATGTAGGTACTACAGCTTTAACAGCTTGGACTTTAGGGGGAGGAAGTTTAGATAATCCAGGGAATTTTTCTTTTACTCAATATGGAGGGAAGTCATCTGGTCGTGGAATGGGATTATTTGGAAAAGGAGAAGGAGGAAGAAGTCTTTGGGATGAATGGGGATTATTTGGAAAAGGATCAGTTGGAAAAGGATCAGGAAGTACTCGTCTTTCTTGGAAACCTCCTGAGTATAGGAGATAAATATAAATTAATAAAGGAGCATTATTATGGCATCATATAATGAAAAAAACAGTTTATTAAATCCACTTGATATACCCCAAGAAAGAGGTTTTACAGGATACAGGGGTTATACCACTCCATCTAATATAGGTGCTAGGGACTTTAGTGGAACTGTAGGTTCTTTAGGGTATGGAGAAGAATTTGCAGATACTACATTAGCAGATTCATGGCAAGAAGAATTTGACCCTTATGATTTTACAGATGAGCTTGAACTAAGAAAAAGAGTTAGAGGTAGGTTGTCTAATATATATCAACAGGCTGCAGCAGGTACACAAGATTTAATGAAGTCATGGGCTGGGGGTGGACAAGTAATGTCTGGTAGAAAGCAAAGACAACTTAGAGGTATAGGTGATGAAACTGCTTTGGCAACTTCTGACATAGGGTTAGGATTAGAGTCTGACGTTAAAGGATTAAGAGATAGATGGAAAGATGAGCAAGAAAGAGCATTTGAATTTCTTATGAGAGATGCAGATATATTTAATACTGAAGCAACAGATAAAATAGTCTCTGATTATGAAGATTTGCAAAGTCGTTATTTAGGATCATTAGCATCAGATATTCCATCAATAGTAGCCAATTTTTCTACTAGAGATAGTAGTCCATACGTATTTGGTCAAGTTCCTAGTACAAGTATACCTGGCATGGGATCTGGACCAAGCCTATATGATCAATTAATATCTTATGGGCAAGAGTATGGGGATACCTTGTCACAATATGGAATAGATTATTTACAATAAAATTAATGGAGTAAATTATGGCTAGATGGACACCAAGACAACCAGACTTAGACTATGGAGTTGAAGATACATTAAGAGATTTATCTAAACTAGCTATGAATTATTTAAGCACGGCTAAGCAAAGAGCTCATGAAAAAGAATTAATAGATATAAGAGCTGAGAATGCAAAAGAGCAAGCTGAATTAGAAAATCAATTATTAACAGAGAGACAAACAGCTATAGCAAACCTTGAAAATAAGAATCTAAAAGACAGGAATAAAGAGCAATTTAAAAGGCAATTAGCACTTGATTTTCCTGGAGCAGTATTTGACGATATTACTGGAACTATAAATTTTGATAAGTATACCCCTACTACTGACCCAGTATATCAAAGGATGAAAGCACAGACATTAACGGAGATAATGATGGATGAAGGCTTAGATACTAGTGGCGATATGACTGAGTTAGAGTCTACTTATAAAGCATTTACTTCAGGTAGAAGTAGGGGAATAAATTTAGCTAGTCCTAGCATAGATGCATCAGTATCTAATTTTATGGGAGGAGATGTAACTCCTGGAATATTAACACAGCAAGATGTTCGAGATTATGAAAGTTTTCTAGCAGGGCAAAATGATACTCAGAAACTTCAACATTTAGTAGCTAATGGATTTTTAGATTCAAGTGATTTATCTGTTGATGAGAATACAGGTTTTTATATTGCTGATGAAAAATCTATGAGACTTGCTAATTCCGCTATTATGGGATTAAAGAAAGGTGTAGTAGATAATGAAAACTATTTAACAAATTTAGAACATGAAAAATATGTTTATGATGATTATTTTACAAAACTTGATATTGCAGAAAAATTAGTTAATACTCCCATTGTACAACAAATACAAACAACGTATGATGATCTTGCTTTGACAACATCTAAGTTAATAGGTGCTGGTAGTACTCCAGATGGTGATTTTACTATGAGATTTAAAGGTAAGGTGGCTAAAGTTAATGATATATTAGATGCTATAGGCGATGAATTAGAAGGGAAGGTAGATGCTAATAAAATAAAACAATTCAAATCATTTGTAGATAATCTTTCTACTGTAGGGGCACCTGGTAGTGGATTAATAAATATTGTTGAGACTATTGATGATGATAAAATTAAATTATTAGTTAAAATAGGAGAAGTAGAGCTTGCTAAGTCTTTAAAAACTTTGTCTAATCAATGGAAAGTATTAAAAAAGAATACAGAGGCCACTGAAAAATTTGTAGCTAGTCCTAAAAATATTGAAGATGTAAGTAATTTTAGAAATTTTCTAGATATAACTGGATTTCCACGTAAGATGCAAGAACTTAGGGGAATGGAAATTCAAGGCTTAGAAGATACTGAGGGTTATAGAGAGCTAGTAAATACTATATATACATTTACAAAATCTCAAAATGAAAAAATTGATAATCAATTAATAGAACTTGAGAATCAATTAAAGCAGCCTCTTTCTCCACAAATGAAAGAAAAAATTAGATCTGATATGATGCAACTTGATGATTTTAAAGTGCAATTTAATAATTGGATAGAATTAGAAGATTCCACAAATGAATTATATAAATCATCTGTTAAAAAATAGTAAGGAGTTATTATGAGTTATAATTTTAAAGAATTGTATTCAGCTAAAGGTGATTCAGCTAGGCATGACTCTTTGATGAATATGAAAAAAGATTCATTTAGAAACGATAAAGTTCCTATATATGAGCAAGTAAATAAAAATATATTCCCTTCTAACCTTGATCTTAATGTAAGTGTAAAAGATACCTTTGACCAGGATTCTTTTATAGGTAAACCTTTAAAAAAGGAGCAAGAATTATTAGATTTGAAAATTCCTGGAATTGGACTAGGAACTATATTAGATGGAATTATAAAATATCAAACAAGGAAAAATGTTGAAACACTTGAATCATTGAGTAAGATTAGCAAAGAAGATATTACAAAAGCTGGAGGTGAAGTAGGAAACTTTATTAATACTCTTATTGGTTCTCCTATAGATTTTTTGAATGCTTCTTTAGGCTTATTAGGAGTCGAAGTCTCAGACAAGCCTTTTCTAGGAAGAAAATCCTTGAATGAGCTTGCAAAAGATATATCAACTGATGTGGAACAATAAAGCATGGCATTAAAAGATTTTTATGATTTTGATATACTAGAAGAAAGAAAGCCTGATGATCCTTTTGAGGCTCCAACTTTAGATGATTATTTTAATACAGATTTAGTCGCTCCATCTGTCCCTAAGATAGAACCTTCTTTATTTGATATCCCTGAAGAAGAACTTCAAGAGCAAAGAAATGCTATATTGGATTTTGTAGGGCAAGGATTATGGCAAACGGCTGATGTAGCAGCTTTTGGAATCCCAAGTTTATTAATTCCTGAAGATATAGAAAAAGAATATTTAACTCCACAAACTTCAGCAGGTAAGGTCGCTGCTGGTATAGGAGGATTTGTAGGCTATGTAAAAGGAGCTCCATTAAGAGTAGGGAGTAAAGTAGTTACAGCTGCAGCTAAACCTTTTATTAAGAAGATGGGGAAACCCGTACTAAAAGATGTTATCAAGCAATCTACTAAAGATATAGCTAGCAGGGCTCACCATAAGCAATTTACTAGCAAGGCATCAAGAAAGATATATGAAAAAGAGATTGGTAAAAGATTATCTTATTTAAGTCAAAAAGCTAGATGGGATAGAGCAGGTAAAGGTGCTGCAGATAATTGGGGTAAGACTTCATCTAAAGCTATAGACGACATATTAAGTGAAGCACAGGCATTAAAGCAAGTCACAGCTAAAGAGGCAAGCTTAATATCTTCATCATTTAAAAAGAATATAGGTACTAGACCTATGCAAGATTTTGTAGATATTATGATGGAAAGATATCCTAATAAATGGGGAGAGATAGTAGGTAATATCATACAAGAGGGAACAGTTTATGGATTAATAGATGCAGCTTTAGAGTTACCTGCTTCTATAAATCAAGGAAGAGATTACGATCCAATGGAGTATTTATGGGGAGCATCTACTGGAGCAGCTTTTAGCTTTTTAAGGTTACTTCCTGCAGCTGGTAAGATGTCTATTACTAGTGAAGATTTCTTGTCTGGTGTTAGATCTGTATTTAGTAAGAATCATTTTAGAAATATGGATAAAAAGAAATTAGTTCAAAATGCAGATATTATTGGTAAAACTAGAGAATTGAATGGTGAAAGTACTAGAATAAAATACAAAGATTATGAAATTGATTTAAGAAATCCTATCTCATCCATAGGACTTAGTGATGGAAAGAGTGAACAAATACTTAGAGAAGCTTTAAATGCTGAAAGAGTAAAGTATGGTGGAATGATGATGAAAGAGGCTACTAAGGAGGAGTTTAAAAGTACTTTGGCTAATTGGAAAAGAGTCCTTGGTGGTACTGCTATTATGAATCTTAGAAGTATAGCACAAATGTCTCAAGGGCAAGAGATTCCCCCTGAAGATTTATTATCATCTATGCTTATAGGAGCTTTTGTAAATAGGAGAGGTAGACCTTTAACTCCTGAGATGAATTTCAATAAAATGCAAGAGATTAGAAGGAATCTCAATGTATTAGGTGAGCCACAGTATAGAATGTATGAAACTTTCCCAACATTAGGTAAAGCTCAATTTGAGTTTGTTAATCCATTAACAGATGGCTCATTTAAAGAATTAACTGATACTGCTTTAGATATGGGATTAGCATCTAAGTTACCTGAAGAAGTTGAAAGTTCTACTAAAGATGGTTCTCCAGAATTACCTGCATCTCAAAAAACATTTCCATTGTTTAATGAATTTTACAGTTGGTTGCAAGGAGCATCAGGTAAAAGATATATAAAGCCTAAAGCTTTAATAACTGAAGCAGAGGCTACTAAGATTGAAGATAAGATAAGAGAGATGGACTTTGATGGTGTTAAAGTAGATACAGTTAATGACTTTACACAAGTAATGACTACTGCTACAGAGAAAATTACTGACACAATGGAGTATGAAATAGCAAGAACTCTTCATAAAGTCCTAAATGAAGGAACTGATGATATTATAGTAAATAGTCCTAGTGATGCAAGTTTAGGAACTATTCCTGGTAGAATAATAATAAATCAAAATCTTAAAAATAAAGTTGACAATGGAGATAGCAGTATAGACCCTGATGCAATGTACAATGCTTTAAGAAAGTCTAATAAGCTTATAGAAATTAATAGCAATATTATGAAAGCAGAGCTTACTGAAAATCCTAACCTTAAAATTGCTGAAATAAAAACTGAAGATTCTTTAATTAAAGTTATTAGAGAAGTACAAGATGGAGAAGCTAGAATTAATGAAATGTTTTCTCAGGGTAATGATAGGATTAAATTTGATTTTAATTCATTAGATCATTTACAGTTTCAATTAATGGCTAGATACATGAATAAAAGTGTTGATAAAATTTCAACTTTTTTTAGTGATGTAGATAATCCAAATTTTAATGAATTTAGACAACAATTATTACAAGCTGGTATAATTAAAGTCGACCCTCAGGATCCTACCTCTGGTAAGTATAATCTTTTAGATTTTAATAATATTGATATCACAAAAGATGATGGTTATAAAGGAGACGCTGAAGAGTCTTTAGTTAAATCTGTAATAGGAATATTAGGTGCAAAGGGTAACAAATCTTTTAATATAGATACTACAACTAAAAATGTTATCACTCATGAGCAAGTAAATGCTTTAAAAACTTATCTTGAATCTAATAAGGTAGTAACTCAAAAAGAGTTATTAGATATGTTTAGAGCTAATATAACACAAAAAATATTCACTGATATCGTAAAAGATGCTAATATTAATGGGAAAGATGTAGGAATATTAAGTGAGCTTTCAACTATAAGTCCTTCTCCTATGGCTAAATATTCACCATTAGCTGATGGAGGTACAGGATTTAGTATATCTAAAATTGATCTTTCAACTATGGATAAAAGAACTAATGCTTTTAAAGCTGGTTCTAGATATAATGACTATGTAGATGGTTTATTAGAAAGATCATCTGATGATAAGGGTCAATCTTTAATTTCTGAAGGAAGAACAATTACTTTTACTGACAATAGTGATGCAAAAGTTATTGGTGACATAGTTAGAAGAAAAGGAGCAAAAGCTGAACAAGATGCTCAAGAAACTTTAATTGATTTTGTAAAGGCATTAGACCCTCAAGATAATTTAAGAATGGGTTTAATAAAGTACATGCAGAAAGCAGATACTCCAAGTGACCTTTTAAATTTCATGATGAGTAAGGGTTTTATGGGGACAGAGAAAAAGAAGGGAATTATTAGATATTATTTTGATGCTAAGAAATTTAATAATACAGAATCTAGAGAAGAGATGAAAAAATGGATATCTAAGTTTGGTGTGCATGTAAGCGATATAAATAAAATGATTAATGCTGCTGAAATTGATTTAGATGCTATTACTCCTAACGATGATAATAATAGAGGAACTATAACTCAACAAGGATTTTTTACTAAATACTTCCCTGATGCTAAAGGTTATGGTAGTAGAATACAAGAATCTAAAGATCAGAATGAACTAATAAAAACGTCTTTCTTTGAAGTTGATGGTAAACTTAAAAAAGACCCTTATAAATCATTAATATCTTCAATGGAAGTTAAAGTTGGCGATAAATTAGTTACAGGTAAAGATATACTTAAAGATATCCCTCAGTATCAAGATAAATATGATGACATTGTTGAAGATGTTCAAAAAATGCTAGTGTTAAGAAATGGAAGTATTGAAATGCCAGTGCTTTCAGTGAAACAAGGGAGTGTAACTGAAAATGTAAAGAACATGCAAAGGACTCCATTTACTAATTTGATGGAAACTTTAGAGATTCCTTATGTCTTTGTAGATGGCAATATGCATTCTTTCCATTATGTTAATAGGAGCATGAGAGCTGCAAATATAAATGTTTTACAAATGGAGTCTCCTCATTATTCTGCAGGTTATAATAAAGAAGCTCCAAGTATAGCTAAAAATCTAAGAGATACTTTTTATAAAGCTATAGATAAGTATAACTGGGAAGGTTCTGAAGGTACACATAAAGGTGTAAAGCTTATTAGAATGGGGAATGCTAAAGATGTGATAGCTATACCTAAAAGTAGTTACAGTCAGATAAGAGATGTGTTTAGAGAATCAATATTCGACAGGTATGTTAACAAGGATAAAGTTGATAGTCCTGTTATAGGGGAAGCTAAAGATAGAATTACTAGAATGATGGATGGTTTAGATAAGGCTACTGATTGGACAGATATACATACTGATGCTATGAGGTCTATAATAGTAAATGAAATGGTTAGCTCTAAAGGAGATAGAAGATTTATAGATGTAGTACAAGGGAGCTCTGCAGATTTAGCTGATATAGCTAAGAGATTCAATTTATATCATACTCCTAAATTTAAAAGACTAGATAAAGATGTTTTGTTAAAACTTAAAGATTCTTTAACTAAGCCTGAAGATACAAATCTTTTAAAGCAATTTGCTTCTAGGGAGGTAGGAGTCTTAGTTTGGAACGATAAAGGTCAAGCTAGTATAAAGGATAGGGTTCAGCAAAAACTAAAGGATAAGGCTACTTCTTGGGAGAAAATGCTAGGGAGTAGACAAGATGAGACTAGTTTTGATAGTTTATCTTTTATAAGTAAAGACTTTAAACGTGTCCTTGAGCTTTATTATGGTGTAGGGAAAAGAGGCTCTAGTGTATTTAAGCCTATTATTACATCTAATGGTGAAAGTGCATTAATGTTTGGAAAGACAGTATTTGTATATGATCCTGACTTACAAGTTGATTTATTTAGCAAAAATTCTAGTTTAGATATTTTAACTACTACATCAGCAGATAAAATGAAATCTGCTATTTCTCAAGAAGATTATATTAGATTAGGAAAACCCGATAGACCTATATATATAGATAAAACAGTAGAAGATATGCTTAAGTTAAGTGGCAAGGAAGTAGCTGATTATTTATTTACTATGCCTATGGACAAGATAGGAGTCAGTGTTGTCCCTGAAACATCAATGTTAGCAAGACAATCTTATCAAATTCCTAATTTTATGAGCTCTGAAGAATCATCTAATTATTATGATACTTTTTATAAAAATAAGATAGATAAAGTTATAGGAGCCTCAGAAAATGGTGAAGGGATAATGGGTAAAATGCT